TCAAATTCTTGCCTGGACTAGGTTTTTACGGCTTTGGTTTAACCCATATGATTGGTGGTTTATCTAAGGCTTCTACTTCAATTGTTAGACAATTAATTGATGCTGGAACGTTAGCTAATTTACCTGCTGGTTTTAAAACTAGAGGTATTAGAATTAGAGACGAAGACTCTCCGATTCAGCCAGGTGAATTTAGAGACGTAGATGCGCCCGCAGGGTCTTTACGTGATGCTATTCAGCCGTTACCATTTAAGGAACCAAGTGGCACGTTATTAAATTTGTTAGGATTATTGGTTCAATCAGGGCAACGATTTGCCTCTATTGCAGAAATCAACGTGGGCGAAGGAAATGCACAAGCGCCGGTTGGTACTACCTTGGCTCTTTTAGAAAGATCTACCAAAGTACTTTCTGCTATTCATAAACGTCTTCATCAAGCTCAGAAAAAAGAATTTAATTTATTAGCAAAAATATTTGCTGACAGTTTACCTCCAGTTTATCCATACGCAGTAGCCGGCGGAATGATGCAAATCAAACAAGCTGACTTTGACGACAGAGTAGATGTCTTTCCAGTTAGCAATCCTGATATTTTCTCTACTAGCCAAAGAATAGTGATGGCTCAAGAGATGATGCAATTGGTTCAATCCAATCCTCAGATACATGGTCCGAATGGAATATACGAAGCTTACAGAAGAATGTATGCAGCGCTAGGTACTGACAATATAGATGCGCTATTAATCCCACCACCCGATACAGAACCAAAGGCTACAGAAGCTGGTTTTGAAAACTCAACGCTGTTAGCTGGTGGGCCAGCGCAAGCATTTATTCAACAAAACCATGATGCTCATATTGCAACGCACGTTAACTTGCTTAATATGGCTCCGGTACAAATGAATGCGCAAGTACAGGCAAACATACATGCACATATCATGCAGCATTTACAAATGAAAGCTGATTTGATTGCGCAACAACAAATGCCACCTCAAGTTTTAGAGCAGTATCAACAACTCCAATCTCAAGCTCAACAACTATCTCCAGTTGATGCTGCTCCCCTTCAACAACAAGCAAACGATTTATTGGCTCAATTTAGTTCTCCAATAATGACTGAATTAATGACTCAGTTTGCTCAACAAGTAGCAACACCTCCGCAAGAAGATCCGCTAGTTGAAATCAGAAAACAAGAGCTTGCACTCAAAGGTCAAGAGCTTCAGCAAGAAAGAGACCAATTTGAGGTAAAAGAGCGAATGAGAGCCGAAGAGAAAGCAAGACAGGATATGATTGATCGCGAAAGGATTGACGCTCAACGTGATATTGCTAGAATGAAGGACGAAACTGCTCAAGATAGACTTGATCAGCAAAAGGAACTAAAATTAATAGACTTAGGATTAAGTCAATTTAGGTAACAAATGATAAAAAGAACTGAAATAAAAAATTTAAAAACTCCTAAAATATTGAAAAAACAACCTTACTCAAACAAGGGTAGCGTTGCTTTTAACGATATGAAAAAAGTCAACGCTGACGCTTCATCTAAGCCAGGTATGGGTAAAGGTAAAGCAAGAGGTATGGGCGAAGCCGAGTTTGGCGGAAAATTCTCAGGTATATACTAAGAATACATGTCAACAATTTGGTTGGCCGACAATTTAAAGAAACGGCTAAAGGAGAAGAAAGAAGATATTAACGCCCAGTTGTTAAACGGGGTGCAGTCTTTTGAAGATTATCAATTTTTACGTGGTCGTTACAATTCTCTCGACGACGTAGAAGCAGAGTTAAGAGAATTGCTAAAAAGGATAGTAGAAGATGACGGAGAAGAAAGTACTGGTACCTGACCATATTGCAGCTGAAGTAGAATTAGAGGCTGCAAAAGCCAATCAGGAAAACAAAGAAAAGGAAAACGAATCAGAAGTAGATTCTGCTTTTGTTAGTCCTGAAGCAAGAGTATTAGACCCAACCCTGATGTCTAAATCTTTGATCGAGCGTATGCCTAACCCTAGCGGTTGGCGTATGTTGATACTTCCGTATCGCGGTCGAGGAGTCTCCAAAGGTGGAATCACGCTTGTAAAAGATACCGTTGACAGAGAAGCTTTGGCTTCTGTTGTTGCGTATGTGGTCAAGATGGGTCCGCTTTGTTATAAAGACAAAGATAAGTTTGGAGACACGCCCTGGTGTCAAGAAAAAGACTGGGTGCTAATAGGACGGTATGCTGGAGCTCGCTTTAAGTTAGGCGATGATGCAGAATGCCGAATAATAAACGATGACGAAGTAATCGCGACGATCGCAGATCCGGACGATATCGTTACGCTATAACGTGAGGAAATCATGCAAGAAGAAGCAACAAATCAAGTAGAAGAGCAAGTAGAAGACGGAGAAGTTGTTGAATTAGACCTTCCTGAATCTGATGATAAAGAAGCTAATGAAGCAATTGAAGATGTTTCTGCTGAAGAAGAGCAGAAAGATAAAAAAGAAGACGAATTAGAAGATTATTCTAAAAGCGTTCAAAAGCGTATTGCTACGCTTACTAAAAAAATGCGAGAGCAAGAAAGAGCTGCGCAATCAGCATACGAATATGCCAAAAACTTACAGGCTGAGAATGAAAAGCTAAAAAACAGCACATCTGAGCTAAACAAAAGTTATTTTGGTGAAGCTGAAAGCAGACTTAAATCTCAAAGAGCTCAAGCAAATGCAGTTTTAAAACAAGCTTATCAAGATCAAGATTGGGATAAGGTAACGAAAGCCCAAGAAATTCTAGATAAGATTACTGTTGAAGAAAGTAAGTTGGTAAATAACAGAATGAAGATTGAAGATCAGCAAACTGCTTATCAAAATTACAATCCTCAACAGTTTCAACAACAACAGCAGCCGCAAGCGGCGCCTGAACCAGACCCTGCTGCTCAAGAATGGGCAGAAAAAAATACGTGGTTTGGCGAAGATGAAACTATGACTTTGGCTGCTTTTAACATTCATCGTAAATTAATTGAAGAAGAAGGGTTTGATCCTAGCGATTCAATGTATTATGATGAGATAGATAAACGTATCAGAGCTGAATTTCCTCATAAGTTTAGTGGGGAAAAAACGAAAGGCAAGATGCAACAAACTGTTGCTCCTGCTGTTAGAGCTGATGGCTCTGGACGCAAACGACAAGTTAGACTTACCAAAAGCGAAGTTGAAATGGCACGTCGTTTGAATGTTCCAGTTCAAGAATATGCTAAATATATTAAAAGGTAAGAACTATGACAGAAGAAACTAAAAAAAATAACAGAACACCACGTTCTGCAGATACTCGAGCTACTATGAACGCTCGCAAACCTTGGCGTCCCCCATCTATGTTGGAGACACCACCAGCACCTGAAGGATATACCTACAGGTGGATAAGAGCCGAGATTGTCGGTCAGGAAGATAAAAAGAATGTTATGTCTAGATTGCGTGAAGGCTTTGAGCTTGTACGTCAAGAAGAGATAGGAGACTTTGAACTTCCAACGATGGACGATGGAAAGCACGCTGGTGTTGTAGCCGTGGGTGGTTTGCTTTTGGCTAAGATTCCCAATGAAACGCGTGATGAAAGAAACGCCTACTTTTCAGACCGTGCGCAATCTCAACAAGATGCAATTGATAATGATTTGATGAAGGAATCTGATCCATCTTCTCCGATATTAAAACCTCAGAGAAGCTCAAGCGTTACTTTTGGTGGTGGAAAGAGAAATTAATCTTTTCACTTTTAGAAACTTTTTAGATAAAAGGTAATATTATGGCTAACAAAGATGCACCTTTCGGTCTAAAACCAGTTGGCGAATTAGGTTCGGGTTATAATTCTGCAGGAACTACCGAATACAAAATTGCTTCTGGCGCGTCCGGAAATATCTTTTCAGGCGACCTAGTTAAGATGACTAGTGCCGGTACTATTTTAGTTGCTGGCGCTACAGACAATCCTGTTCTAGGCGTTTTTAGGGGATGTCAATATACCGATTCCAATGGCGATGTAATTTACTCAGCCTATTGGCCAGACGGTACTGTGACATCAGATGCGGTGGCTTTCGTAGTTGACGATCCGAATGCCTTGTTTGAAATCCAAAGTGCAGCGACTGGCTCAGTTGTTCAAACCGTAGTAGGTAACAACGCTGATACAGTTTACACTTCTGGTTCAACCAAGACTGGAATCTCTGCTGTAGAGATTTCTGGAACAACTGCAGCAACTTCAGCACAATTAAGAATTGTTGGTTTCTCAGGTGATCCTGACAACAATACTTTAGGTACTGGATCTGCTTCAGCAAACGTTAACATGATTGTCAAAATTAACGAGCACTTCTATGCTCAAACAACAGGAGTCTAATCATGGCAATTAATCGTTCACAATTAGCAAAAGAGCTCGAGCCTGGTTTGAATGCCTTGTTTGGCATGGAGTATGCTAGGTACGACTCAGAACACGAAGAAATCTTTGAAACTGAATCTTCAGACAGAGCTTTTGAGGAAGAGGTACTAATCGTTGGCTTTGGGAATGCCCAAACTAAAGCTGAAGGCGCTGGCGTTGCATTTGATAATGCGACTGAAGGCTATACTTCAAGATACAGCCACGAAACTGTAGCTCTTGCTTTTGCTTTAACAGAAGAAGCAGTAGAAGATAATCTTTACGATAGACTTGGTGCTAGATATACAAAAGCTCTAGCTAGATCTATGGCAAATACTAAGCAGATTAAAGCTGCTTCAGTATTAAATAACGCTTTCAGCAGCAGTTATACTGGTGGTGATGGTGTTGCTCTTGTTTCTAATGCTCACCCACTCGGTGGCGGCGGAACATCAAGCAACAGACCTTCAACTTACTCAGACCTTAATGAGACTTCATTAGAAGATGCTCTTATTTCTATCTCAACTTTCGTTGATGACAGAAATCTAGCGATTGCTCTACAAGGTAGCAAGTTGATTGTTCCACCACAATTGCAATTCGTTGCTGACAGACTGTTAATGACTCCAGGAAGAGTTAGTACTTCTGACAACGACATCAACGCTATCAAGAATATGGGAATGTTGCCGCAAGGTTACGTTGTAAACCATTATTTGACAGATACAGATGCTTGGTTTGTCAAAACTGACTGTCCAGATGGATTCAAGCACTTCCAAAGAAGCCCAATGCAAACTGCGTTAGAGGGTGATTTCGATACTGGTAACATGCGTTACAAAGCTAGAGAAAGATACTCTTTTGGCTGGTCAAACTGGAGATGTGTATTCGCGTCTCAAGGTGCTTAATACCGATTATTCGGGGCGGGTTGTTTAAACCTACTGGAAAGGGGCTTCGGCCCCTTTTCTTTTTTAAGGATAAAGTATGAATAATTTAAGAGAAATATTTTTAAAAGCTCAAGTAAAGCTATACGAAGGACAGCTTAAAATAGAAGAAGCTAATTTAATCAATCTTGTTTCTAATACTGTTGGTATTGGAGAACATACTAATATTTCAGAAGATATAGATAAACATATTGCAAAAATAGCTGAAATAGAAGAAAAAATAAAAGTTACAAAAAGCTACCTTTAATTTGATTCTTATTGTAGAATCAGGGTAAACCAAATATAAATACTATGAATACTGGTTTACATTCGAGTTTGTCTCTAGCAAACTCTCCCTGTACAGGACGTTGTACAACGTCTATGGCT